GCTTTACCTGCTCAGGATCTCTGCGCTGGCCACCGTAACCTTTGGGGTAGAGCCTCATGCCACACCTCCCCGGGTGTCTAGGGCCCAGTGCAGGATGGCGATCGCATCGGCCTCGTTGTCGTCCGCCGGGCAGTAGCCGCGGGCACGTGCCGAGGCGATCATGGCCTCTTTGGGAGCATTGCCGCGGCCAGTGGCATGGCGTTTGATCGTGCCCACCGGCACTCCCTCGTAGGGAGTGCCGCGCAATTCGCCCCAACTGGTCAGTGAGGCCATCAGCCCACCGTAGACATGGGCCGCGTCAGTGCCTGCGTGGCGGCGCACTTCCTCAAACCAAATCGCCGAGATTGGCCCGGACAACCTATCGAGTTCTGTCAGCCAGTTCGTGAAACGCAAAAAGCGCATGCCGCCGCCGTCATAGCGGCCGGGCTTAAACGATGCGGTGCCACTGGTGATCAGGCCGTCGAAGCCACGAAGCGCCCAGCCAGTAGTGGTGCCGAGATCAAGTGCAAGGATCGTGCGTGCCGGTTCGGACCGTGACGGCGTTTTCAGGGTTGCATCAGGATTGACGCTAGGGAGAGTCGGGTCAGCCATGTGCGGCCTCCTCTTCTGGTTGGCTGCTCGGGTGGAAGACGACGGCGGTTGATGCTTGGCGGTACCGGCCGCCGTCGTCGGATCAGAATGCAATCCGCACCAAGTGGTGGCCCCCGCGATTGGGCCTGACGCACGGGAGGAGAGGCCAACCCCAGGGGGTGGCCTCCCCATACGTAGTATGGGGGTTTAGCACCTAACTGCTCCTGAACGGCCAATATACTGAAATCATTACAAAAAATGACTTCAGGAAGTCTTCGGCTATGACATAGGCGCCAAAGACATATCATATGGTAACACATTGATTTTATTGAGCTCACACATACCGATGTCATATGAGTTAGGCCTCACTCATATGAGATGGGTCGTCTTCAGCACCCTCCGGGTAGACCCAGACAGTGGGGTTTTCGACCTGCAGCGAGACCCCGGATTGGGGGCATTTGAAGTGGCTCGGCAGCACCGGGCGGGCCTTTGTGGTGATCTCCCCAGTGATCGGATCGACATGGTCGATGGGCGTGCCGAACTGCATGCCTTCGACGCAGAGGTAGCCAAATCGTGACCGGGTCATGGGGTAACCAAACTCGGACGGATCGCGCAGGAATTTCACGAAACCTTTGGTTGCCAGCACGCTGAGGCGCTCGCGGATGGTGTGCTTGCTGCCCAGACCGCTCTGGTTCTCGAAGCTCTCAGCGAACTGCGTTCCGGTGTAGAGGCGTTCGCTGGCAGCTTCATCGAGCAACATGCCTAGGATGACGTCGTGCTTGCGCAGGCGTTCGGCATCGAAGCGTGCGCCCACTTCCTTCCGCACCAGGCGTTCGTTCATCGGGTTCAATTCGACCCATTCACCATTTACCTTGTCGATGAGCTTGCCTGGTAGCGCGGGGCCGTTCCTAAGCTCGATTTCCAGCCGACGTGCGCTGCTCTCCTCCTCCGGCCGATGCATAAGAAGCCCGGAGGTGTAGAAGCCCCGAAGCGCACTTGCGCCCGAGAGCGCAAGGAAAGGGTCTTCCTTCACCTGTGTCTTCGACGCTTTCCGGGTGTGGTGGGCGAGAATGATGCCGGCGTCCGGATTGACAGCCTCGCGCAGGGGCTCCACCCTGTCCCTCAGGAAGAACATCATGGCGGTGTTGTCGTTCTCACCGCCCCCCTCAGGGCCGCCATCGAAGATATTGCGTATCGGGTCGATGACAATGACGTCAGGCGGCGCCTCTGGAAAGGCGGCCCGGATAGCATCGGCCACACGGGCGACGCCCTCTGCATCAAGCAGGATTTTCAGCTTTGGCGTGGCGATGAAGGTATCGCGCGCAGCGGTAATGACGGCGGCCGGCAGCGCTATCTGGCGTATGCGCTCGCGCAGGTAGTGATACTGGATTTCGGCCTGAAGGTAGAAAACGCGCAGCGGTTGGGGCGGCGTGAAGCCGAGGAACGGCACGCCAGCAGCCATGTGCACGAGCCAGGAAATCAGGAAATCGCTCTTGCCCACCTTGGGTGCGCCGCCGAGCACAAGAAGACCGCCAGGCGTCAGAACACGTGGCCCAATGATGTCCTCGGGCATCGGGCTGGTATCATCCAGCAGTGCACCTAGACTGAAGGCCGGCAATGGCCCGGCAGGTGTATCCGCACGGGGCAGTCGCAGGAGCGGTGGGCCGTTTCTTTTGACATGTAGCGCCCAGAGACGCTCGGACTCGGCCTGCAGTCGGTCCAGCGGCCAGGACGGGCGCAGCATGGCAGCGTTGTAGCCGCAGATGGCTTCCCAGCCTTCCAGCGGATCCAAGCGGCCTTCATGGACCAGACGAACATAATGTCCGATAGCAGCGCTGGCGCCTTGAAATCGTGACCAGTCGTCAGCAGCGCCCTCCCGGACCGGCGTCGTCAACACGGCCTCTAGTGTGGGTTTGGAGGGCACAGATGTGGTATCGCTCGCGAAGCCCACACCAGGCAGCGGCGGCATTTCGGCGACCCGTTCGGCCAAATCCGAAAGCTCAATCTCGACGTCGCGATGTTCGCGGATCTGCACGAGGCGCTGGTGCCCGTGCTTATGATAAACTGTGCCTGGGACCCGGATCGGCTGGTGCGCTGAGCGAAAATGGGTATCGCCACCAACCTTTACGGCGATGTCGCCCCGCAAACGGCACAGGGTGACGAGGTCCTCGCCCTCCACCGGCTCTGTCAATTTCCACCACACATGAAGCTTGGCCGCCCCTTCAGGCGTGCGGCCGCCACTTTCAATCAAGAGGGTGGGCGTTCCGAGGTGGCGGGTAACATGCTCGAGCTTGGCGGGAATGTCGCCAGCATCGAGGTCAACAATAATGGCCTGCATCTGCAGAACATCTGCGGCACGGGCCTGTCCCTGCTCGGCAACTGTGCCCGGGATAACATAGACAGCCGCGCCCTCGCGGTTTGCCCAGGCAGCGAAGGTTGCGAGTTTTTCGGGCGCGGTGTCGTCGGCCGAGATCCAGATGTTATGCGGTTTGCCATCCCGGCCTTGCCCTTTGTCGACAAAGCCCCTCAGCGGGATGAGCCCCTCACACCAGCTAAACACCGTGTCGAGGAAGATGGCGACCTGCTCTGGTTCGGGATCGCAGCCAAAGGGGTTACCAGACGGTGGGCCGTCGTTGAAGTCCATCCACGGGTTGAAATGCAGGATGCTGTCGTCGCTCATACGGGCAACCCCCAGCAGCGGTCAGACCACGGACAGAAGCGGCATTCGAAGAAGTCGGACGTGGTCGCGATGCGAGGCAGCAACTCGCCCGCATCAGTCGCCTGCAGGATCCGCACGCCCCTGTCGGACATGCGCTGCGCGAGGTCGGCGTCGAAAGGCACCAGTTCGTGGTGCAGTTCTGCTGTGTCCTTGTTGATCGCCGTGAAGAGCGCAGGCGCGGTGCTGATGCCGGGCACGCTCGTTTCCATGTAAGCCTGATAGACCGCGATCTGGGCGGCGTAGACCGGTTTCGACTTGGTCACGCCGTCCTTGACGCAGGCCCGCCAGTTCTTCGCGTTCATGGTTTTGCATTCCCAGAGAGCGGGAACAGCAAGCCCGAAGCCATCGGGGCCATCGGCAATGATGCCATCGACATGGCCCCGAATGCGTCCGCCCGCGACCGAGAAGCCGAACTGACCACCATCAGGGCGATTGCCCTTGCGGGTGAAGAGATCAAACCCTGCCTGCCTCAGCCAGGCGACAGCGAGGTCTTCAAGGACATGCCCGATGGCAAAGATGCGCAGCGACTGGCCACTGAAGTCCTTGCCATCGTCCTTGTGTGTTGCCGTGAGTTCGAATTGCAGTGCGCGTTCGCAGGCATGACCGAGGCGGGACCCTCCAAGATAATCGCGGGGCGTCCGCGTGGCCTGATCGGCGGTGAGTGCGCCGTCCACAGCTTCATTGATACGGTCGGCAAAGCTGGGCTTGTGGTTGAAGTCCAAGGTCAAAATGGCACCTCCAGCGCGTTCGCCTTTGCGATGTCGGACATGGCTTCCCGGAAGCCTTCGATGGCTTCCTCAATCAGCGAGCGCACCTGCGCCTCAGAGAGATTGGCCAGTGAAGTGCCCCAGCCGATCTCCTCCATCAGCAGCGCCATGCGCTTCATGGTGGTTGTGATCGCGGCATGTTCTTCGTCGGTGAGATCAACCATGGCGAAACTCTCCTTGGCCAATCGCGTCCAATAGGACTGACAGGGCATCGAGCAGAACCAGACCGATGGCCGGGGCCGTCTCGAACGAACCGGGTCGAACCAACCCAAACCACGGGTGGGTTGCCGGCAGACAGCACACAGCGTTCCACGCGGATGCCAGAGCTTGCGCCGCTCCTCGGCGCTGAGGGGAGCGGAGAACGTCATGGATCATGCCGCCCTCCGGTCCGGGGCTACCGCGCTGTTGATCAGCTGGCTGATGCCCTGCTTGTTGAAACCGAAGGTCATAAGCGCCGAGGCACGATAGCGCGTCAGGCCAAAGTCCTGTCGGCATTCAGGCGGCAGGTATTTCAGCTGCTTTTCAGTCGGGGGCTGCCCCAGCCAGCCGCGCGTCTTGAAGGCGCTCTCATCGGTTTCGTGGGTGTTCAGCCAGTCATCCGCCTGAGCCAGGCACACAGTGCGCTCGCCGATGCCAAGAAGATGCGGACGCACGCCCTTGGCCCCACCGATCGCGTACCAGACACCATTTTTCCAGAAGATGCCGCCCCAGCCATTGAAGCCTGCCGCCATCAATGCGGCGTCGGTTCCGAAGAGATCGACCCAAGCGAAGCTCGAGCGCTCCAAGAGGTCAATTTCGGTCATCATGAAGCCTGACAAAGGCGC